CATGCTTTTCATGCTTTATGTCTTTGGAGTGCCTTTTTAAAACCAGATATCTTTTACATTGATGTAAATATAAGTCATTGTTTTTAAAGATATAAATAACTTTAAGACGTTGGCGCTCAAATATCCGCTCGGATTGAGTTTCAGGTCAGATATGAAATTTTTGGTTTACTGATGATAACCAGCCGCGGCTGGAGAAAGTAAGGAACGAGGTGGTTGTGAATGGAGAGGCTATGAATAACAGGCAACAAAAAACCCATTTATGTAAACGGGTTAATGAAAACAATGACTTGCATAATAATCAATAAGTTAGGTTAGTGATAAGGAGTGGCGATTACGGGGTAATGCCAACCGCTGCCGCCACTTTGTCGCCACTTGGCAGGGTAGCTAACGGGTTGAAGCGCAGGGCTGTTTCAAGATGATCAGGGGCAAGATGAGCATAGCGCATGGTCATTTTTATGTCGTGATGGCCGAGAATTTTTTGCAGGGCAAGAATGTTCCCGCCTGACATCATAAAGTGCGCTGCAAACGTGTGGCGCAGAACGTGGGTTAGCTGCCCGCGAGGAAGCACGATAGAGGTTTTGTCCATCACCGACAAAAACTGAAAGTAGCAGTCTGTAAAAAAACTGAACCCGTCCAGCGCAATGATTTCCTCGTACAGCTCTTTGCTAATCGGGATGCTGCGGTTCTTCTTGCCTTTGGTCCTGACGAAAGTGATCCGATATTTAGTGACCTGAGAACGGGTTAGATTCACAGCTTCACGCCAGCGTGCTCCAGTGCTTAGGCAGATTTTGACAACCAGAGCGAGCAGGGGGCTTTGGCGGCTGCAATCATACAAAAGTTCTGTGATTTGCTCATGAGTCAGCCAGGCCATTTCCTTTTCTGCGATAGTGAACTTGCGCATGTTCTCCAGTGGGTTTGGCGCTGTCCATTCTCCTAGCCGGGCCAGCTCGCTAAAGACTCCACTAAGATAGCTTTGCTCAAGATTGATAGTAACCGGGCTGGCGCCTTTCTTCCATTTCTCGCTAAAGTAGATTTCACCCGTCAGGCGTTTGTCACGATAGTGCGCGAACAACTTGGAACTGAGTTCGGTAGCGAGAGGATTTCCGAGGGCATCAACAATCAGAAGCAATTTGTCATAAACGTGCTCGCCAGCAGTCAGAGCTGTACCATGCAGCTTGAACCAGAGTTCAACCACGTCTTTCAGAGTCCGACGGTCAACCGATTCACCCAACCAGGGCTTAGCCTCTGCCTCATCCATCGTATGGCGCTCAAAAGCCAGTGCTTCGCCTTTGGTGGCGAACTGCTTACGCACACGACGCCCACTTCGTCCAACGGGGTAGCATTCGCAAATCCATTTTCCTGTGTCTAGTTTTCGTACTGCCATAAAAAAAGCCCTCATGTCTGAGGGCTAAATTTAACTGTATGTTTGACCAGTGGTCAATGTATGATATGTTAGAAAATAACCCTTTACTTTCTCATTTCATATCTTATTCAAAATTCGACTGAAATCATTATCTGCTAGCGGCGAGATAATTAAGATTTGCTCGCTGTCAAAATCATAAAATCCAAGGCAATCGATTGAAATATCTTTATTCATAAATCCTAAAAGAGAATTTTGTATGTTCTTTTTCTTTTGATTATATTTTCCACTAAAGGATGAATGAACTATTGATGCTGTTAATGAAATATTGTCAGATTCTGATTCCCAACATAATTCGAGTTCACCTTTGGTTATTTGAGATGATACTTTGATCCCTTTATCATCAATCCAATGTTGATGCGTTGGAAGTTTTTTATTCTCGCAATAGTACGATCGAGTATATTTTCTGACCAACCTTTGTTTAATTTGAGAGTGTTCAATTATTTCTATCCACTTTTTAAACTGAATTTCTTTTTCTGAGTTCAATCTGGTGGCTAACTGGAAAATATTTTCGTGAGGATTGCCAAGGGATAGTGCTTTTTTAATAATATCTTCAGTTTGTACATAAAGACCAGCATCAAGTAGAAGACCGCCAATGTTAGCCATGGCGAGAGAGTTTCCAAGCTCAACTGCATTGTTATAGTATTTACCGGATACTAGGTTTAAATTGAGCCTGTCAGTAGTCACACCAATGTTATTAAACAGATCACTGTTTTTTGCATCTAGATTTATTAAGTTGCTGTAGTTTGCAACCTCAAGTGCGGTTAAAGCAACATTTGATGTCTCGTATGCTGCGTTAAATATAGAATTAGTATCAGAGGGAGAGTATTCTGCTGCTTTATCAAGACATAAAGCAAAGTTAAAATTATTATTGTTTTTTTTCTCTATTTGAGCTAGCTGAAGATATGCACTATGTAGATGTGTATCAGTGCTATCTTCATTAATCTTTTCTAGTTTTTCAATTAGAACAATAATTATGTCTTTAGCTTTTTGTAAGTCTGACGTCTCAGTGTATATCTGAGCTAAGCGGACAGTTAGATTAGTTTTTACCTCCAGGTTAGGAATGTGCTCGATTTCTTTTTCAATAAATTTAATAGCTTTCTCATATTGCTTAGTTAATTGTAAGCAAGAGATATAGCTATTTATGTAAAAATGTTTTTTATTAATATCACCTGTTTGGTTCACATATGTTAGACATTCTTTCAATACTTCAATGTTGAGAGTTGATGAATATTCTAAATACAGAAAAAACGAGTGTTCTTGAGCATAGTTTTCATTTTTGATGTCATTTTTCATGAAATCATCAAAGTAACACCTAGCTTCTTTAATTTTGCCATTATTCAAAAATTCTTGAGCCGTAATAAACCAATCTTTGTTTATTTCATCTTGAGATGGTTTTTTTACTGTGCTTTTAACATTCTCAAAGGACTCAACTAAATCTTCGCTATCTTGTGTGTGTGCAACTGATTTAGATGTAGTTGCCTCAAAATTCAAAACCGCAGAATTTAATTTTACACTGTTAGCACCACCAATATTGGATAGTATTGACCTAATTTGTCCGCGAAAAAGTATTATTGCAATAATACATAATAGTGGCCATAAAGAAAATTTTAAGAAGATTTCGGCTAAATTATATATTTTTTCATTCATTTATTATTCTCTATTTAGTATATAGATAATCTTACTTGAGCAACAAACTCTATTTCATCAAACCCACAGTCGAAAGACAGATTATCACTAATGATACGAAGTTTATTTCCAGGTAGTCTTGCAACATTTTTTATATAGAATTTCCCATCAAACTTTATCAACCATATGCCGTCAATGATTTCTTTGAAATTTTCATCAACTACATAGGATCTGCTACCGTCACAGATGAACAATGGGTTAACTAAATCTGTTGGTAAAAAACCTTTATCAAAAATGTAATATCCTTCAGCTAACAGCTTCCCATCAGTCAAAACATGCTTATCCAGACTTATGATGGTTTCATTTTGTGAACATTCGCTGCGACCCTTCCCAGTAGTAAGCCATTTTAAAGATGTACCAGTTTCAAGTGCACATTGAATTACCCATTCCGCAGGGAATGAATCACGCATGTAGCGTGTTGCAAGGGTGCTTTTCGAAATCCCCAAATGGTCGCACAAAGCTTGTCTTGTCTTGAAACCATAGGCTTCAACCATGCGCTCTATAGCCCCACGACCGCCTTTTTCCAAATTCATGGTCACTCCAAGTGAACTTTTATCTTGACGATTTCATGATGCGATCGTATGTTTATGGTGTTCACAAAATACAAACGATCAGTATTCATCCTGATTAATCATTGCTAAACGAGGAATGTTGCATCATGAGACCTAACATTTCAATCACTCTCATCACACCCCACGTCACTATAGAAAGATATAGTGAACTCACAGGGTTATCTATTGACACCATCAACGACATGCTTGCAGATGGTCGATTGCTTCGTCATCGCCTACGCAAGGATAAAAAGCGTGAAAAAGTGATGATTAACATTGCTGCGATGACTGTCGATGCCCTTGCTGATTGCAATGTGAATATCAACTAGTTCCATTTTGAGACTTCACGGAGCAACTGACTATGTTTGACTATCGCATATCAAAACATCCCCATTTTAATGAAGCCTGCCGTGCTTTCGCTCTACGTCACAACATGACGAAGTTGGCAGAACGTGCAGGTATGAATGTTCAAACCCTGCGTAATAAGCTCAACCCGGAGCAACCGCATCAGCTTACAGCTCCTGATATATGGCTGCTGACCGATCTCACAGAAGACTCAACATTGGTTGATGGTTTTCTGGCTCAGATTCACTGCCTGCCCTGTGTACCAACTAATGAAGTAGCACGGGAGAAAATGCCTCAGTACGTCCTGAAAGCCACTGCCGAGATCGGCCGTGTCGCTGCGAGTGCGGTTTCTGGTGTTCAGCTAAATGCGACCACCCGCCGCCAGGTTGTCGAAAGCGTCAACGCCGTTACTCGGCTGATGGCGCTTACAGCCATTTCACTGCAGGCGCGTTTACAGGCCAATCCTGCAATGGCCAGTGTCGTCGATACCATGACAGGTCTTGGCTCTTCTTTTGGGCTGAGCTGAGGTGTTTATGTTGAATAACGAACCTTCATTCGCATCACTGCTGGTTAGGCAAAGCCCGGCAATGCATTACGGTCATGGCTGGATTTACTTACCTGACGGGAAAAAGTGGCATCCGTGTATTGAATTGTCTCCCCGGCAGCAGGCTGTCCGGGGAACTGGCAAAAAGAGTTTGCTACAACGTCTAAGTATTAACGTGGCAGGCAACCTGCAAACCAGGCGAAAAGCTTTTCCTGGACGCTGAGCTTAGTGTCATCAGGCCGACCACATGCAATAGCAGCTCTTTTGTAGGCTGGATTTAACAAAGAACCGAAAGGTGCGGAATCAGAGTGATGCAGCATTTTCAACTTTTGTGCAATCAGTTCCGGGGTCAGTTCATCCCCTGCATAAAGCAATTCCCCGTACTGGCGGCTTTGTACGCTAGCACGTTCGGAAATAATAGCTGGTTGCCACACAAGTTGAATTGTCGCGATAACGACAACTGGCAAAGCGAACAACCATTCCAGACCGGTGTCCGCAAAAACAGCAGTACCGCTAATAAGCTGAATGGCTGTCATCAATTTGTCAGCTCTACCGTGAAGCGTTGCCGTCATAACTTCAAGGTAATAACTGTAATGCAGTTGGAAGTATTCGGAGCTTTGTTTAGTCATGCCGGAATCCTATTTTTTATCCTGTCCCGGCGCTGGTTGAGGTGCAGGAGCAGGGCGAGGCAATACGTGGAAGTTGTCAGAGTCTGACATCAGGTTTCTCCTTCGACGGGTAGATGATTGTTGGCGCAAACATTCTACCACTAAGGCACGCGCCGGGCGTGTATAAAAATCCCGGCATCATTTAGAAAGCTTTTTTGTTCAGTGAGTTATGTGGGTGTTTAACCATTTAACTTCAGGTCGTTAGTGAGGTTAATCAATGGCTATAGAAGGTAACTTGGCGACAGTTCCGCTTAGTCCCGGTCAGCGCCTGAATGGGCTGAACCATATCGCGGAGTTGAGAGCAAAAGTGTTTGGTCTGAATATTGAGCGGGAACTGGAACGGTTTATTAATGAGATGCGCGATCCCCGCGACATTAACCACAAACAAAACGAGAGGGCACTGGCCGCCATATTGTTCATGGCAAAAATTCCGGCAGAACGTCACAGCGTAAATATTAATGAGCTGACCACTGACGAAAAGCGGGAGCTGATTAAAGCAATGAATCATTTTCGTGCAGTGGTGAGCTTATTTCCTAAACGGCTAACCATGCCGAATTAACCCAAAACCGAAATTAATGGCGTAAACCCGCCGGGCATTCTTTTGCCCAAATTCAGGAGTAATGATTATGCGAAATAGTGAAACCCGCACCACCAAAACCGGACCGGATGATGCCGGTTTATTCCAGCTGTTTAACGAGACACGCCTGGATGAGCGTAAAAGCTGCGCCTTTGCCGTATCCATCCGCATGGAGGCACTGGCGCTCCACATCCTCCAGAAAGAAATGACTGGAATAGAGGCAGCGGAATTGTTGCGCCGTGAAGTTGCCCGTTATGAAGCTGAATCACGCGGAGACTGGCACTGATGGCGGACTCCATGGATCTCGTACAGCAGCGCGTTGAAGAAAACCTGCAGCGCCATATCAACAATGCCCGCGCACGAAATACGGGTACCGCTCGCGTACTTTGCATCGACTGTGACGCGCCAATCCCAACGGCTCGCAGACAAGCTATTCCGAGCGTGCAATGTTGCGTGACGTGTCAGGAAATCGCAGAACTGAAAGGCAAGCACTACACCCGAGGCGTGTTGTGAGCCTAGGAATCTGTCAGTGATGCCTGAGTTAATAAAAGACAACGACGGCCCGACTGAGGCCGCCGGGGTTTTCTCATGGAATGCCCCGAAAAAAGCAATTAACCCCTATCTGGACCCGGCGGAAGTTGCGCCGGTGTCCGCGCTTTCAAACCTGATCACTCTCTACGCTGTGGATAACGAGCAGGAACAACTGCACCGCGAGGCCATGAGTGATGAGGTCTGGGAACGCTATTTCTTCAATGAATCTCGCGATCCTGTTCAGCGGGAAATGGAACAGGACCAGCTCATCAGCCGCGCCAAAATGGCGCGCGAGCAGCAGCGCTTTAATCCCGACTTAGTCATTCTGGCTAACGTCAGCGCCGAACCCGCCCACGTCAGTAAACCTCTGCTGGAAAGGATTAAGTTCTTCCAGGGGCTGGGAAGGCCGAAAGCATATTCCCGCTATCTGCGCGAAACCATCAAGCCGTGTCTTGAGCGACTGAACCGTGTACGTGAAAGTCAGGTATCTGCCTCGTTCCGGTTTATGGCGAGTCATGAAGGGCTGGAGGGGCTGCTGGTTTTGCCTGAGATGAGTCAGGAACAGGTCAAGCGTCTGTCCACGCTGGTTGCGGCACACATGAGCATGTGTCTTGATGCTGCCTGCAGCGATCTGTTTGTGACTGATGACGTTAAACCGGAACAGATCCGCCAGTCATGGGAACAGGTGGCGGCAGAGGCTATGCGTCTTGATGTTATTCCCCCTGCCTTTGAACAGTTGCGCCGTAAGAAACGCCGTCGCAAGCCTGTGCCCTATGACCTGATTCCGGGTTCGCTGGCGCGTATGCTGTGTGCAGACTGGTGGTATCGCAAGCTGTGGCAGATGCGCTGCGAGTGGCGGGAAGAACAGCTGCGCGCTGTTTGCCTGGTTAACAGAAAAGCGTCCCCGTACGTCAGCTATGAAGCCGTGATCCACAAACGCGAGCTGCGCCGCAAATCGCTGGAGTTTTTCCAGTCGCATGAGCTGGTGAATGCCGACGGTGACACACTGGATATGGAAGAGGTGGTGAACGCCAGCAGCAGCAATCCGGCGCACCGGCGCAACGAAATGATGGCCTGTGTAAAAGGACTGGAGCTGATCGCCGAAATGCGCGGTGACTGCGCTGTGTTTTATACCATCACCTGCCCGTCACGCTTCCACGCCACGCTCAACAACGGCAGGCCCAATCCGAAGTGGACCAGCGAAACGGTCCGGCAGAGCAGTGATTATCTGGTCGATACCTTCACCGCATTCCGCAAAGCCATGCACAAAGCCGGGCTGCGCTGGTATGGGGTACGCGTTGCTGAGCCGCATCACGACGGCACTGTGCACTGGCACCTGCTGTGCTTCATGCGCAAAAAAGACCGCCGCACGCTCACTGCGCTGCTGCGTAAATTTGCCATTCGTGAAGACCGCACCGAGCTGGGCAACAACACCGGCCCGCGCTTTAAGTCTGAACTCATCAACCCGCGCAAAGGCACGCCGACCAGCTACATCGCCAAATACATCAGCAAGAACATCGACGGGCGCGGACTGACAAAAGAAATCAGCAAGGAAACCGGCAAATCACTGCGCGACAGCGCCGAACACGTAAGCGCCTGGGCATCCCTGCACCGTGTTCAGCAATTCCGTTTCTTCGGCATTCCTGGGCGTCAGGCATACCGCGAGCTGCGTCTGCTGGCCGGGCAGGCCGCGAGAGCGCAGGGCGATAAAAAGGCAGGTACGCCGGTGCTGGAAAATGCGCGACTGGATGCCGTGCTGGCTGCTGCCGATGCGGGCTGCTTTGCCACCTACATCATGAAGCAGGGCGGCGTTCTGGTTCCCCGCAAGCACCACCTTATCCGAACTGCATACGAGCTTAACGATGAGCCGGGCACCTATGGCGATCACGGCATCCGTATCTATGGCATCTGGTCCCCGATTGTTGAGGGCCGAATCTGCACGCACGCGATGAAGTGGAAAATGGTTCGTAAGGCCGTTGACCTTCAGGAGGCGGCAGCCGACCAGGGCGCTTGCGCCCCTTGGACTCGTGGCAATAACTGTCCCCCTGTTGAAAAAATGTACCAGACAGGGGGCGAATCATCAGGTAACGAAGAACCGGCAGCGCTGCCGGACTTCGAGAATATGAGTAAAAAGGAACTGCGTGAGCTTACGGCGAGGCTGCGGCTGGTAAAACCGAAGCGTCGGAAAGGGTACAAACAGGAAATTACGGAACACCAACGACTGCAGCTCGACGCAGAACTGCGGTCCAGAGGCTTTGACGCCAGCGAAACAGAAGTGGATCTGCTTCTGCGTGGGGGCAGTCTGCCATCTGGAGCCGGGTTGCGCCTGTTCTACCGGAATCAGCGGCTACAGGAGGATGACAAATGGCGTCAGTGGTACTGAAAAAGTCAGGAATGAGGTTATCTATTAATCAAAGGGTTAGCTGAGTAAAAAACTATTTCAGCTTTAAATACATATGTTGTACTGTATATATAAACAGTAATAAGGGGAGGGAGTTGTGAACGATTTGTTCATGGAGTCACTTGCACTGCAGCGGATAGAACTTATGGCCCGGCTAGTCGCCAGCTCAGATTGTAGCGATGACGACAAGGAGGTTGCGATCTCGTGGCTTTCGGAGCTGACGAGCGATCTGGTTACCAGGCTAAATGATTTCGGAGTAAGGCAGGATGAAAGTACGCATTAGTGATTTCGCACCATGGGAAACTCCCTCCCGTACGGCATTCTGCGGCATGAAGATGCTGTGCATGTCTATGGTGCATGGATTCGCATGATCTAAATAGGATCGCAACGGGTCGGAGCCGCCAGAACTGGCGCGCTTTCCGGCCCGTCATGCACCTGCATGAAAACCGCTACACAAAGCGGGCAGGCGTGGCGGGGATACGATTGCGCGCGCGTTCTTTTCGTATTAATCTGATATCAATTTAAAGCAAAGAGTTTACATATGAAAATTATTTCAATTTTTAATAATAAGGGCGGCGTAGGTAAATCTACTCTTGGATACCATACGGCTCATGCTTTGGCAGAGAAAGGCATTAAGACTTTAATGATTGATCTTGATCCTCAGTCAAATCTCACTTTACAGTGTATTTCTCCGGATGAACTAGAAAAATTATGGTTAGAAGAGGAACCTTTTATCGAGGATTTCCAATCAGCCTTAGAGGAAAGTAAACTTTCGTACCAAGATTTTTTGAGTAAGCCGCGAAGTATTCACTGCTTATTAAAACCAATAGAAGATGGGGTCTACGAATCTTCCTCGCTAAGTGCTGTGTATGAACTTAATGATAAATTAGGGATTATTCCTGGTCGTTTAAGTTTGCATAAATATGAGGATAAAATTGCTAAGGGATGGAGCGATGCCTTCATGGGTGAACCTCAGGCATTGCGACTGATAACTAGCATTAGAAATTTATGTTTAGAAGCAGAGAGAAAATTCGATTACGAAATGGTGATAATTGATACATCTCCAAGTCTCGGTATGCTTAACCGAGTTATTATTTCCACCTCAACTGGTTTTTTTGTCCCATGCATGCCTGATATGTTTTCGACCTTTGGGATAACTAATATTGGTGAGTCGTTAAAGAATTGGAAAAACCAATTTGATACCATGTATAAACTTTTACCTGATAAAAAGAGAGAGGTTTTCCCTAAAAACTTTGTCAAATTTTTGGGGTATACAATTTATAATGCTAAGAAGTATGAAGGCAGAAATGAACTTGATTTAGCGACAGCTCATTACTCATATGTCCAGAAAATACCTGATGTGATTAAAAGGCATATTCCCCAGGAGTGTTATCAAGAGCAGGATCCAGTAGATATTTCACAACCAATTGGTGGTAAAGCCGTTATACATTCTCATAATACTCTCCCTTCCATGTCTCAAAAGTATCGAGCTCCAATATGGAAGGTTCCTTTCATCCAAGATATGAGTGCAGAAGACCGAGCAACTGTTTCAGGCAATAGACAGACTTTTCTAGATAAGCAGAAAGCATACAGTGATTTTGCGGATGATCTTTTGGCTCGTATTGATAAGATTGGAGAGGAATAATTATGGCTCTCAAAGAAAAATATGCTGATATTTATAGGCGTCTTTTAGATGAGATCGATGCCTATGAATATTTCATGAAAAATATTAAAAATTTTTTTGAGTCAACTAAAATTAAATTTCATGTCCACTCACTCCGTTTTAGATTAAAAGATATTGATCATCTTTTAGAGAAAATTGAAAGAAAGAATAATGAAGATGATCAGTTGCCTGAAGCAGAGCGGAAAGGTCATATAACAGCCGATAATATTTTTGAACGGATAACGGATATTGCTGGGATACGAGTGTTACATCTTCATTTAAGTCAAATGGAAGATATACATCGTGCAATTATGAGAGCGGTGGATGAAGGGGAATATGCGCTTTTTGAAGAGCCAAAGGCATATACTTGGGATCCTGAGTCGAAAGTTTATTTTGAGAGTTTGGGTCTCCGACCTCTTGTTAAGCAAAGTTTCTATACGAGTATTCACTATGTCTTAAAACCTAATAGGGGAGGTAGTGTTACTTGTTGTGAAGTGCAAGTTCGAACCCTTCTTGAAGAAGTTTGGGGGGAAATTGACCACACAATGAACTATCCAACCCAGCATGCAGATGAAAACTGCAAAGAGCAGATAAAAATCCTTGCGAGATTGATTGGTGCTGGGAGTCATTTAGCTGATTCAATAATGAAACGCTATCAATGAAGTAGGAGGCAGGAATAACACCTGCCTCCTTTTTAAATAAGTTCGTAGGGCTCAAAATTTATAACTCGTTCACCAATCCATTTATTTATTTCCTCAATCCTCTTTTGAAGTGGTTTTAGTTCGTTTCTTACAAAAACCATACTGGCCTTCTCCACATCCCCAAACCCCCCAACATTACTCGGCATGATCCCCATCATCTGCGGCGGAACGCGGTGCGCGGCCATCATGTCATCCCGGCTCACATTCTTGATATTAAGAAACTCATCTTTGGCCGCGACCTCTGACAGCGGAATGATCTGAATCCCGTCTTTCTTGCCGTTCGGCGAGTACATAAACAGGTTACGGAAGTTGCCCGGCCCTTTGGCGCTTTTCATTGCCTGGCGGATGTTGTTCACGTCTTCCTGGTTCTGCGCTGCATCGGTCATATACATGATGAACCCCGCATGGCTGCCGTTGATGTAATACTTGCGGCGGAACAGCGTGGCAGACTCGTTCAGCAGGGCAGAGGGGATGGCGGACAGGTATTCCGGCAGGCCGTAAATTTCCTGGTTTAAATCCGGCTCCATCAGGTGAAAAATGCTGCCTCTGGTGAACTCATACGGCTGGGTAGTCATGCCGTACTGCACAAACCAGTACGTATCCAGATCCACGCCGCGACGGGTGTATTTCGCCAGCGACGGCTCCAGTGACAGAATACCGCCGAGCCGGTTGGTGCGTTTCTCCAGATAGGCGTTGCCAAACACCAGATAATCCTGCACGAACCGGCTGAACGCCTGCTGGCTGAGCAACGGGTGTGGGATAAAGGTGCTGGTCAGAATGTTGCGCTTAACGGCAATTGGTGAGCTGTGATGCACGGCGGCGCGATAGGTGCGCGCCAGTCCGTCAAAGCTCACGGGCGGTTCATACCAGCGACCCATCTGCACGCACTCCACGTAATCCAGCAGCTCGCGGCGGTCCAGTACCGGGATCGGGTCGCCAAAGCTGAACGCTTCTGCTCTTGTCGCGCCGCTGCTGTGCTGAACTGCGGCGCGGTTTTTCTTTCTCTTGCCCATCAAAAAATCTCCACAATATTGCTGGTATTGGCGGATTCGCCCTGCAGCGGTTCGTTAAATAGCGCGTGCATCGTCGCCCAGGCCAGATCGGCGTGGCTGGCTTCTTCGCTGCGGCTGGCTTCGTAAGTTGGGCGGTTGCCACTGGCGGTGGTGGCGCGGCGGATTGCCATAAATGACTGCGCGATGTCGGTGTGCCCGGCATCGAACTCCAGACGGCGGTGGCTGATAATGTCGTAGGCCTTAAGCACGAGGGCGTTTTTGACGTTGGGGTTGTAGACAAACTCGCGCACGGCCGGGAAGAACGCCTTCACGTTCTCATACACGCCGTGGCCGACACCGGTGGAGTCGATGCCGATATAGGTCACGTTGTACTGCTGCGTCAGCTTTTTGATGGCGTCCGCCTGGGCGCGGAAGTCCATCCCGCGCCACTGATGACGCTCCAGAATGCGGAACTTGCCGCCCGGAACAGTGGGCGGCGCCATGACCACGCAGCCTGCGCTGTCACCGTTCTGCGTACCTTTCGCCGGGTCGTAGCCGATCCACACTTCGCGCCAGCCAAACGGGCGCAGCGCCAGCGCGTGAAAATCGGACCACACTTCCCAGCTGTCCACCATGCACGCCTGCAGCTCGCTGAGCGGAAACACGGACGCCAGATCGTCGATAAACTCGCACATCAGCAGATTCTGGTATTCGTCCGGGCTGTACTCCATACGCAGCTGGTCGATATCGAACAGGTTACACCCGCCGCGCACCGCATCTTCCACGGTGACAATCTGGCGGTACTGTCCGTCCGGGCAGAGCAGGCCGGGGGCCAGGCTGCTGTGCGTCAGGTCAATATCCACCTTGTCTGCTTTGGCGCGGCCCCGGTTGAACAGGGCACCGGACCAGAACGGATACGCACTGTGCGTCAGGCTGGACGGCGTGGAGAAGTAGGTCTGTCGCCATTTTTTGTGGATGGCCATCCCGGACGCGACCTTACGCAGCTCCTGGAATTTCGGTATCCAGAAATATTCATCCAGGTACAGATTGCCGTGATAACTCTGCGCCGTGCGGGCATTTGTGCCGAGAAAGTACAGGCACGCGCCGTTACTAAGCGTCATCGGGTCGCCTTTTAGCTCCACATCGACTTCTTTGGCAAAGTCGATGATGTACTGCTTAAAGACGTGTGCCTGCGCCTTGCTGGCGGAGAGGAAAATCTGGTTGCGCCCGGTGGTGATGGCGTCAATCAGCGCCTCACGGGCAAAGAAGAAGGTCGCCCCAATCTGGCGCGATTTGAGCAGGTTGCGGATGCGGTGCCGGTTGCCTGCCTCCCACCAGTGGCGCTGATAGGCAAACATCGAATCGTGGAAAACCTCCTGCAGCTTCTCGATCTGCTCGTCGGTAAAGAGGTTCTTTTCCGGCGGTTTGCGAGGACCTTTGTTGCGGTTAGCAACGTTGGGGTTCAGGTCGGCCTCGTTGCCGCCATCGTTGAATTTGCCGATACGGGCATGGCGCTCTGACTGGCGCGCCAGCAGGTCAATTTCCTTGAAGTCTTTCCCTTCTTTTTGCTCCTTCATGATGAGCTGGCAGTAGCGCGCGGCGGTGGTGAGCTGCATCTGATCCAGCGGCCCGTACTCGCCCCATTTGTCGCGTTTCTTCCAGCTGTGAACGGTTGCAACTTTCTCGCCCAGCATTTCAGCAATGCGGGCTACGCGGTATCCCTGAAAGTACAGCAGCATGGCCTGCCGACGGGGATCGAGGTCTGCGGGGGTTAGTGTCATATCCATGGCACAAGCCTACGGCCTTGACTGACGGCTTTCTTCGGCTTCGTTTTGTATGGCAAAGGGCACAAGCGCCGCGCGTTGTCTCACTCCCCCCATCCCCGCAACCATAAGGCTCCAGACAGTTATCTAACGGAGCACGGCTCATGACAGTGAAAGCAAAGCGTTTCCGCATCGGGGTGGAAGGTGCCACCACCGACGGACGCGAAATCCAGCGTGAATGGCTGGAACAGATGGCGGCGAGCTACAACCCGACGGTCTACACCGCGCTCATTAACCTTGAGCATATCAAATCGTATTCCCCGGACAGCGCCTTTAACCGCTACGGCCAGGTGACGGCCCTGGTTGCCGAAGAAATCAAGGACGGACCGCTGGCCGGAAAAATGGCGCTGTACGCCGACGTGGAGCCGACTACTTCACTCGTGGAGCTGGTCAAAAAAGGCCAGAAGCTGTTCACCTCCATGGAGGTCAGCCCGAAATTTGCCGACACCGGCAAAGCCTATCTTGTCGGGCTTGCCGCTACTGACGATCCGGCGAGCCTCGGCACCGAGATGCTGGCCTTCAGCGCCAGCGCTGCCCATAACCCGCTGGCTAACCGCAAGCAGAAACCGGACAACCTGTTTTCTGCCGCCGAAGAAACCCTTATCGAACTGGAAGAAACCCAGGACGACAAACCCTCCCTGTTTGCCCGCGTTACCGCGCTGTTCACCAAAAAAGAGCAGACCGACGACGCGCGATTTTCTGACGTGCATCAGGCTGTGGAACTGGTCGCCACCGAGCAGCAGAGCCTGAGCGAACGCACCGCTAAAACCCTCTCTGATAACGGCGAACGCCTGTCCGCGCTGGAATCCTCCCTGCAGGAGCAGCAGGCCGCCTTTGCTGAGCTTGAGCACAAGCTCAACCGCGAAGACAGCCGCAGAGACTACCGCCAGCGCGCGCCGGGCGGTGACGCCCCGGCAGGCACCGTGACCAATTGCTGAGGAGCAAACCAACACATGAAACAGAAAACCCGCTTTGCCTTTAACGCTTACCTGCAGCAGCTGGCGCGCCTGAACGGTGTGGCCGTGACCGAGCTTGCCAGCAAATTCACCGTGGAGCCGTCGGTATCCCAGACGCTGGAAGATGAAATTCAGCAGTCCGCCGCGTTTCTGACGCTGATCAACGTGATGGGCGTGGCCGAACAGTCCGGCCAGCTGCTGGGGCTG